AACTATTATTCGGATTGACTAATCTTCTAAAATAAGATTCATTTGATTCACCCTCTTGTTGTGGATTAGCTTTGATTAACTCTCGTGCTGTCATTTCCTTTGGTTTTGTTGTAAAATTCTAATAGTCTTTTATAATAAGCCAAGTAAAGTTTATTGCCACTATTAGATTGTAAGAATGATGTGTGTGATTCTACAAACTGCCTTGCATTTATGATTGTGCCATTGTCAAGATGAAAGCCGTTATACTTGTCTAAATCAAGTTTAAGCAATTCTTTTTTTAGTTCTTGCAGTTTCATTTGCGTACAATGTAAACAAATTATTTGATATTCTTGTATTCAAGTTTTGCATCAAAGCTGGGGCATTCTTTTATGCGTTCCCAAGAATCTATCTTTCCATTTAAGTTTTTGTCTAGTGATATATCTCTATGCCCTAAGATTTCTACCTTGCTTATGTCTTGGTAATTACTTAAAAAGTTTAGCGCATTATCAATCTCGCATAGTAAAGCCTCTTTCTGTGCATCTGTGCGTGTATCTTCTGCCTTGTTTACATCTTGCTTGTTTACCCCTCCAATGTAACATATATGTATGCTTGTGCTATTGTAGTATTTTACTCCGTTGGTAACCTGGTCATAAGGTGCTAATTGAAATACCTCGCCATCTTCTGCTATGATACGATGATAGCCTACCGACTTCCATCCTATGCTCTTCCAATAACGCTTAATTGATTCTACTCCACCAAATCCAGCAGAGCAATGTATAAATATTCTTTTTATGTTTCTCATTGCATCATTATACGCACCTCGTTAACTGCCTTGCGTATTTCATCCTTTGTATTGTCGCTTATCTCATCATCTTGTACCTCAAAATCTACAGCTACAAAAAAGAATTTTTCTGGCATCATCTTAATAAAATAACACAAAGAACATTTAACATTTTGAACGCTAAATATTGACCTCAAATGTCCACTTAAATCTCTGATATTAACCCAAGCCTTGCGATGCTTTAATAATGGATAAACTACCTTTTCTTGATATTCGCCATCCAATAACTGATGGTTAAAACTGCTGCGCCATAAAGATGGGTAAATGATTGTGCCATAAATTGCATCTCCTGCCATAATCTTCATACCACTATTGTGAATCTTGACAAGTACTGCTTTTTTAACTTCTGGACATTGCGCCAATTCTTCTAATATTTGAGATATTTTAGGATTCTTAGTAACAGCGTTTTCTACGTTATTCCTAAACATTTTATTTTTGATGGCTTTCCAATTTGGCAACGCAACCACCATACCTAAAAAACCACTTACAGATGTAATAATTGATGCTATAACTATATCACTCATTTCTTCGGCATTGCCATTTTAAATAGTTGCCTGGCTACTGATTGAGCAGAATACCCAAGTAAAATCGCTGTGAATGTGTTTAAAGGATAGAATGGTTTAAGATCATCTTTGGCAAATACAAAAAGTAAAACTATTAATGCACTAATTCCTACGCTAATAAGTTCCAAGCCACTATCAAGTTTAATGCCTTTCTTCTTTGCATTGTAAAGTTTAGTTAATAGGTGAAGAACAACCCCACCTAAACCCATTAGATATAATTCTGCAATCGGACTCATTAGAAAATAATGATTTTATTAATGATTCCATCACTATCTTGCTCACCTTTCCATAGTAAAGGCTTCGTTCTATCCAAGTAAGCAATCATTTGCTTTTTATACCTTGTTGCCATTGCCATAGCTTGTCGCTTTGCTTCTTCTACGTTAGCAATTACCTCGTTACTGCCTTGTGCAGTTTGTGCGCCCTTGTTGCCAGTTTTAATATGATTAGGTTTACTAATGTAGGCTTTTAGATTATAAGCTATGTAAGGCTTTAAATAGTCGCTTAACAAAGTCGCATAGCTACCAGGATTGGCTACTACATCATCATATAAATCTGTACCTAATACAGTCATTACTTGCTCCCACTCCACAATTTGAATTACGTTATCCTTAACAGCATTTATGTCAAAAGTATTACTAAACGCTAATGCCTTTATCTCTGATTTACTCGCTATCATTGTCTGAAATTATTTTAGCTTGTTGTTCATCCATCCCCATCATTTTAAGCAATTCTTTAACTGCTTCTGTACCTATCGTTTCCTTGTTCTGTAAAAGTGTTGTGATGTTGCTTAAATCGTTAACCACGTTCATAGGTGATTGATTGTTAAACTCAACCTTACCCTCATATATAGTTCCTTCAAATGCTTTTTGCACAGCATCCATAATAACATCTTGCTCGTTTTGGATTAAGCGTTCTGCCAATTCCCACTCATTTCTAAGCTGCTGATTATTTCCTAATGCACCTGCACTCTCTAAACCTGCCAAACTTCTAAACCAGGAACAAGCCTTTACAATGTTGTTTTCTACCATCTTCTGCAAGTCCATAAAGCTACCCTCCTTATTCATCGGATAGGTAACATATTCCGGTGGTTGAACATCTCCAGTTTTAGGCACTATTAAACTTTTACCACTTCTTCCACCACTTGTACCTTTAATGTTCTGCTCAAGTTTGTACTTCTTGTCCTTTAATCCATCCTCGCCATTCTCATCAGTTACATCTCCAAAGTCAAACATTAAGATGCTTGATAAAGTTACTCCGTTTTCAAATTGGTTAGCGTTGTATTGACCGATCAAACTTTCTACTTGTGCATCATAAAACGCACCACTCCAAACTGGCAAAGGGTAATCATTTTGCCCACTCTCATATTCAAATATTGGAATGATTGTTCTGCCCTCTTCATCGTAGTTAGGAAATAACGTTCTTTGTATTGGATGTATTCGGTTATCATTCCAATCTTTAGATATTGCTACCTGCTCTGGATGCTCTCCATCGTATTCGCAAAATCTAACTTTACTTGCATCTAAATGATAAATAAATACCTCACCACCTATACGCACAGATTCAATAAAACCATAGCCATAAGTTCTACGATCTTTAGCTACACGCTTTGACAATTCAAACCAGTTGTAATACTTGTTTAAATCATCAATTAACTTGCTTTCTAATGCCTGGTTTTCAGTTAAGATACTACCATAGCTAACATACTCAGCAAATGAGTTAATAACAGACTTTAATGTGCTGCTTTCCTTTGCTAACTTGCTAACTTTTTGAGGGAATAGATTGTTATCGGTTGTGCTGATTAATCTTATTCCTTGCTTGGTTATTATCTTTTCTTTCTCTGTGTAATCTGGTAACTGTATTACGTTATTACTTATCGGAAAGTTTATTTGCCTTTGCTGACTTCTTTGCTTTTTTTGGTTTTTCTTCTGCACGTTCTATGTATCTAATTAGTCCTCTGTATTCGGACATTAACGAAAGTTTGTGTACCAACTCTGCTGATTCAAGGTTAGTATCAAGAAGACCAAACCCCTTGATACCAATTTTTTGACCTTGATACTCTTTTTTATATTGCCACTTCATCTTATACAGATGTTGCTGCAATCAATTCTGCTACTATTGCAGTAACAGTTGTTGCTGGTGTAGATGCTCCAGAGATACCGCTTAATACTCTTAATGGCTCACCTTGCTCGGCAGTCATTGTCATACTAAATAAGTTATCATCTGTTTTTGCTCTACCACTTGTTGACTCAAAAGATGCAAATGCTACGAATCCTTCATCTAAAGATTCCTCATCGTATCCGATAAACAATAATCTGTCACCATCATATAACCTGGCTACCATATATTGCTCACAGCTATTTTTGATTGCTGTTAATTCTTTTCTTTGAGTGCTTGTTGGATTAGCTACTGCGAAATTAACGCTAACTTCGTTGCTTCTTTCCATTGATTCTGTAACCTCACATTCTCCACGCTTAAAATTTAGTTTACCAAAGCCATTTCCAACTCCTGCAAAAACTAAATTAGTAATATCGTGGTCTGATCCTAAAGCTACGCTTACCATATCTCCTACTGGGATTGTGTAAAGTTCTTTTACTCCTGCCGTTTTCGGGCAATTTGTTCCAGCTACTGCTGCTAAACTTAAACTTGCTGCCATTTTTTTTATGTTTTTTGTTGTTTATTGGGGGTATATTTCAACCCCCTTTAAACTATTAATTAAATCCTATCGGTAAAGTACGATGTCCTCTCCGTTAGTGTAATTTACATCAAATGCGTAGTCACATCTGTAACGTACTGTTCTGTCACCAGTTGCCTCAAATTGTGGCAAGATAGCTAAGTTATTCCACTCTGCATCTAAAGCAGTTCCGAAATGTAAGTTAGATACGTTAGCTGCTACAATCGTGTTAGAATTTACGAAAGGTAAGATAGCCATTCTCTGTCCTAAGAAATCTAATTCTTTAGCACCGATAAAGTAGCTTCCTGCGCCATTAGCAGCAGATGCTTGAGCCAAGCTGTATGCTTTACCCAAAACTTTGTTACCAAAGATGTAGAAATCTGCATCATCTTCTACTGATTCGCTTAGTCCGTTGTAAACTTGCGTTAAAACAGATAGTGCGTTTGAAGAGTTAATGAAAGCAATTTTACCTGCTGACCAAGTACCAGCGAAACCACTTGTATCTACTGCAATACTAAAAGTAGTAGCGTTAACAACTGTAATAACTGAAGATTGTCCACTAACTGTAGCCCAAATTGGGTCACTACCAGCCATAGAAGAGAAAGTAACTACATCACCAGTCTGTAAATCCTCAGTTGATGCAACAGTCATTGATGTAGTTGCACCTGGAGTTAAAGTAACTAAATCTATTTTGTCAGAATCTAATTTGTTTACATCAGCACCTGCTTCCATTAATGGAATAAGTCCAGATACAACGTTAGAAGATGCAGATACAGTAATTTTAGATAAGTCACCTGCTGCTACTGAGCCTCTCCAAATAGATGCATCAATAAACTTAGAACGGATTCCTGCCATTTGCTCAATCATAGCTTCTTCTAAAGTAGCTGGAGGAACAAAGTCACCTGCTCTACCTCTTGGTTGCTGAGATGCGTACCAAGTAGCGTTAAGTGAAGAATAATCATACTCAACCGCATCCATAAATTTCTTTGGGTCAAGATATTTCTCGTCCAAAGTTAAAGAACCTGCGCTTGAAAAAGCTGCTACAGAATCTTGTACGTTTAAGCTGTTAGCCATAGTTTTTACTACTGCTCTTGAATCAATATCAGTATGTACAGATATTAATCCGTTTTCATCGTTTTACCTCGTAAAACCGACTGCGCTATTATGCCTTCTAAATCTTTTCCAGCATAAGTGTTTGTTGAAATTGTTGGTGTTGCCATTTTTTAATTTATTTAATGAAATTTTGAAAATTATTTAAGTGTCGTTGCCATACTGGTGTATCAGCGTTGTTAGTTGTAGATACTTTTTTAGTTGTCGTAGGCTCTACAAGATTTTTGATAGCTTCTTTTACTTCGTTTTTGATAACATCGGCTATGTTTTCTTTTTTAGATTGTTCATCTTCATCTTCCATATCCTCGTCTTCTCCGTATTTAGCTTCTACCTCTTCTACTTCTTCTACTTCTTCAGCCTCTTCTTCAGCTTCTTCTTCTTCGCTTGGCATTATTTTCTCGTGTGCTTCTTCCAATGCGATTAGTCTTGGCTCAATAAGTTCCATAACTTCTTTTAAAATATCTTCCTTTTCTTCTGGTGTAACTTCGTTTTCTACAGCTACATCATTTGTTGGAGTTTCGCCCTCGTTAGATAGCTTATTCCAAATTTTTTGCAACAAAGACTTTTCCTCTGTTACAGTTTCTTGTGGTGTTTCTTCCATTTCTACTTCTTTTTGATTAATTAAATTATTTGGTACTAAAATTCCTTTATTGACAAATTGGTCTTTTGAGTAGTTTG